ACGCGCTCCACCACACGCACGTGGCTTGGCGTGGACAAAGAGGGTAACTGGACAGTAGAGGTCACGACAAGTAATTACACGCTTGTCGGTATCGTTGAACGCATGGAAGCGCTGGGCATCGTCGACGGCATGGTCTTCGACGGCTCGGGCAGCTCGCAGTGGTACGACGGCGAGACGCGCCTCTCCGGCGACGGCCGCGTCGTGTTCTCGTACCTCGTCCTCTGGTTTGACGAGGGCGAGACGGAGCCGGAGGAGCCGGAAGAGAGCGACGAGAGCGGCTTCACACCCAAGTTCGGCGTCGACGTCTCGGACTGGCAGGGCGAGATAGACTGGGAGGCGGCGAAAGCCGCGGGCGTGCAGTTCGCTATGATTAAGGCCGGCTCCGGCCAGAGCGGCAGCGAAGACACGTTCCGGTATAACGCCGACGAGTGTACCCGCCTCGGCATCCCCTTCGGCGTCTACTTCTTCTCCTACGCCTACAACACGGACTACGCCCGCAAGGAGGCCAGGCGCTGCCTCGAAATGGTCCGCGGCTACAAGCTCAGCTATCCCATCGCCTGGGACTACGAGTACGCGAGCTACGACTACAACGTCAGCATGGGCGTCACGCCGACGCGCTCGCTCGTGAGCGACATGGCGCGGGCCTTCCTCGAGGAGATAGAGGCCGCGGGCTACTACGCCGCGCTCTACGCGAACCCGGACTACATCAAC